GTCGCCTTTCACATGACTAAGGTTGACGGAACAAAAGTGATGAACAGATCACTTCAAAGAACCACAAGGTTAAACCAGTGATTAAACTCAATTCATATTGAATATAAAGTCCAATCACTGAAAAACCAAAGACTTATTCGAGGACTGAACCTAATTCCATAGGAATACAAGGCTCGGTCATCGAATGAATCCCGTGGTTTTCGTCTACTTCAAAATCCGGAACAGTTAAGACAACTGTTGGATCACTGTCATATTGAGTTATCTCTGAGGAATAATCAGTAATATACTGAAAGTCCTTTTGAGATATCTCCCCAAACGGGATGGATCGTTGTTTGAATTTCTTTTTTTCTGGAAGATTGGGTTCGTTGATAACGGACCAGGTCTTCTCAGAATTAAAGAACTTCGACCACAACCTTTCCGGACACATAATCTTCGGAACAAGTTCGTAATCCAAAAGAGATGAATGAGGAACTTCCGTTCTCTCGGAATCAATGATTCCTAAAGAGGAAAGTATCCTGTTCTCTCTCAAGGCACGAAAACGTTCGAGAAGAATCTTTGCGTCATGGGAAAATATGACATCCGTGTCCAACAACTGATTTAAGAACCGATTGTTGATTGATTCTTGTGTCATTCTGTAATCTTCCTTGGAATAATCCATTTCTTTGAATTGGATAAACTCCAAATCAGGAAGATCTAAGAGCGAGAGTTCAGAGGAACGAATTAATTCCCTAACAGTTCTTAGAACTGGGGTTTTATCGATCCTTTTAGAAGAACTCCTCATCTCTTCAGAAATGACACCTTCAGAATACTCAGCTTCGGTTGATCTATCAAGTGCATCTTGTAAGTTGGACGAAGGAATTACTTCCTTCATCCCAAAATAAGGAAACTTTAAAGTCCCTTTACGGGGCTTGAGCTTCCTCAAAAACTTACTTAAATACACCAAAAGATCCTGTTCCTTCCTCGGGACACTCTCTTCATCAATTGAAAAGAGGCCCAGTCCTCCATGAGAAGTGGGTACCTTTAGTGATTCAAAGGTTTTCAGAAGGTTAGGACGGTTGAGCTTAAGGAATAACTGAACTAGTTGTTTCTCATCTTTTCCATCCTTCTTATGAAACCTCATAAAATCTCTAAAGGTTTCTCCAAGAACTTTCGTTCTTCGGTTGAGAGTCTTCAATTTTCCAGTTGGTAACAGTTTTCCCTCATAAAATAATTGAGAGTTTACTGTACCAAAGTTTGGATCAAAGAAGGTTTTCCCAATCGAGAGCTCAAGTCCTAGAGAAGGAGCCAAGACCTTCCATTTATCAGCGATAGATGGAGGGACTCTCATGAGGATATCATCACCGTTAATGAGATATTGATCTGATGATGCACCTGCGAGTTTCGCAGTTGAATCGTTAACCAAACAAAGAAGAGGAAACGAAAGAAGACTTCCCATCAATTGTCCATTCCTTTGAATTCCAGGAGCAATCCCAGAATTATTAGGATAGACTAAAAGATGTGAAGACATTTCTTTCATAGCCCACTCTTTTGTAGGTTGATGATCAATATACTTCAAGGCATTCTCGAGAATGATTGATCCACACTCTAAGATAAAATTATCTGTAGCTGCGGAATAATCACCAGAGACCCAAATCCTCCCGGAAGATTCTTCCTCTCCTTTTAAGAGATGGTCGAGTCCTTCCTGGATCTTTGGATCTGGAATATCGAGTGAACGACAATTCCACACTGACTTTTCAAGGAACTTTGTTCCATGAGTCAATTTGAATTGTTCTTTGGTCCCCAAATAATCCCACATCGTTTGTTGAAGAGGTTTAAGACATCTTGTCTCAGCTTCTCCAGCAGTAATGATACGGCATTTTAAGGGTTCCTTAATTGGTTCAACTCGAACAGGGAGAATGTCCTTCGGTGGATGACGAGGAAATCGGTACGTAACGGTTTTACTATTACCACACAAAGGAATTGGAAGGTTCTTCGAAATTCCGGATTTGTATGTTTCAGACACCAAGTGTTCTGCACATACAATTTGATTCCAGAATTTAGAAGTATTCCGATGAAAATGCTCTCTAAAATTGAGAGCTTGTCGACAGACTAGCTTTCGGATTTCCCATCTTGGAAAATCCTTCCAGCAAAATCTATCGACAGCATCAACGGATTTCCTTCGTTTCCTTCCAACCGGAGTATTCCGGTTGTCATGTGTAGAGAATTGGATGGAACAGAATGGATCAGAAAGGGTGTCCCGAAGTTCGGGGTCATCCTTTATCCATTTAAATTCCTTCAATTCTTGTTCAGTAAAACAGTTGCGGAGAGACTCTGTAAATATGATAGAATCGTTTTGCTGGATACGTTTACCTCCAAACCTACGGGATTGACCCATAAGGACTGGAAGGTGAATACGTCTCCAAAAAGCGAGATTATCCTCTACAGGGGAGGGTGTGCTCTGGGTGGTTAATGAAGAACCATAGTCCATATTAGATGTCAAAATGACAATTGGAGAATTGAACATTGTTCCTTTCTCCTCTAATTCGGCCATGGGTAACTGGTACGGGTTACAAGAAACCAATTGTTGAAACTCAATGGTATCCAGACGGTCTGAAGACTGTCCAAAATCATCGAGTACAACGATTGGCTGGTTCTTGTATCCGTCCCAATGCTTCATTGAACAGGACCGGGAATAAGAGACATTATTCAAGTTGACATAGGGAAACAACTCACGTTGTAAATCCGAAATCAACTTCTGAACAAATGTACTTTTTCCACAGGCTGGCTCACCAAACAGACCAATCACCAGGGGTTCGCACCTATCATAGGCATCATTTTCTAAGGGACCCTCAGAGAGAAAGACCATGTCTTTATCAATGAGTTCACCTACAACACCATCTCGAGATCGAGGGGTGGAATATGATGCTGATAGGGGAGCTTTCTTCGTTCGGAAAGGATTGTAATTGTTTCTAATGAAACGACCCAACTCCTCTCCTTGACGAATGAGCTCTTGCCTAAATTCAGGCGCTAACCTCCGTGTCTCTCCTTCACAAAGAGTCTTCCTATGTTTGAGTAGGGATTCGAAGACAAATTCTTCGGAAACCTCAAAACATAAGGATTTAGACTGTTGGACGGAAAAGTAAAATACGAGCTTCTCCTGATCGTCTTCAAAAAGATTATCAAGGTAAGTCCGCATACTTTTCGGAAAAATCCGAAAAGACTTTTCATGTCCATCAGGAAGATCCTGTCCAGATTGTCGAGAGAATTCAGTACAAAGAGAAACTTTAATCTTCTTGATGAGATCCTTTTCTTCATTAACAGTTTTCAATTGTTTTTGGTAGTAAAGGAAAAGCATCGTGAAGGGAAAAAGATCCCTCTGTCGAATTCCTCGATGACACTGGTAGGAATGACTCAATGTGACCGATAAAACCTTTGAAGTACA